GGGGGGTCTTACGACCATTTAAGGTGGGTCTCATGTGCATAAGCCAAAAGCTGATGCCATGAGCAAGCCCTCTCTCAGTGCTAAAAGTTAAGCAACTGAGGATAGGATTCCAACATGCGAAGTCTTTCGACAATCGCATGTCCTAACTTGGAAGAACCTAAAGCCGTTGTGAAATTTTCACGTTTAGTGAAAATTTCATCCGACTTGGGAGTGGTCATTGACTTAAGTATCAATGGCCAATCCCCTCCTCTTACGGTATCTATTTCGCGAGCAAGTTTGGTTAAATCCAAATATTGCTGCTCAATATTACCGTAAGCATGGAGAAAGGGATTCTCAAGGAGGGTTGTCATGTGTTCAGTTTCTATTCCTGTTAAATATATTAATATATTCTCCGCAACAAGGCCTAGGGGTTTACCCTTTCCTACTTGCGGTTGGGAATTTGCGAAGCTCTCAACTGCACAATTGGCCAGTAGATTCATACCTACTGTGTCATTGATAGTTGGGAGCGAGATATTATACTGCCTGGCTATAGCATTCATTGCTTCACCAGCCGGTATAACTCCCCACATACACTTAAGTATGTGTTCACAAAGGGTACCGTGTTGACCAAACTTCTTCCTTAAAGAAGAAGGTAAAGTCTTCACGATACCATAGAAATCTGCTACACAAGCTCCAATATCCTGTGTAAAGGTTCAGTCCTTTCTTTCTGCTTCGCAGAGGAGAAGGGCAAGAAGATAACTCTTCTTACTCATCTCTTTAACTGCGGAAAAGGGGAAAGGACTGATCTCGGAACCCTTATGGACTCACCGTTTGGCGAATTCATAAGTAGTTGAAGATTTATGAGTTTTACTCATTGAAACTTCAACTCCGAGCTTCTCCATTACCTTAAGATATTCCTCACCAACGTCTTTATCACCTATTACTATATCATCACCTAGTAGTGCATAGGGAAGGGTTTTTCAATCCTTACCTAAAACACTACAGATGTAATATATAATATAGTGATGTGCTACTGCAAAAGAGGCTCATGATGAGTAGAATCCCATAGGGTTACCAACCTTATACCAAAACATCTTAAGTCAGATTTTAACCTGACCTATTTTGTGCGGTTTAGTTAGTTTAGCCCTAAAAGGGTATCCTACCATAATGTCCTCTCAAGCATTAACATAAGACGGAGGAAGAAGGCCCTTCAGGACTGATGAGATAACCTGTATAGGAAATCTATCAGTTGCGTTCTTAAGATCGACAGAATAATAAAACTCTGCGTTCTTTAGACGCTCCTTGAAGCCCCCTTGGTCGAAAGTACAATCTTGAGGGATTTTCTTTAATGCTCGAAAGAGGAAAACATGCAATCCGCGTAAAACGGATTGTGAAAAGTAATCACCAATGGCGATTACTCTAGTTTTCCCCTCTCTGTCTGGAAAGTAGGATAGTTTTCTATACCCACCTTCTGACACATTAAAGATACCTTTAAGAATGTCCTTACAACCTAAGGCCGTGTTCATAAAAGTTTCAATTCTAGACCCACCTAGGATAATGATCGACTCTCTCAACCTTTCCGGAAGAGAGAATAGATCCCTAGCCCAGGTGTTGAGTGCATGACCGTTAGGTCCTGAACTCTGGTTTAGATAGAATCTTTTAAACCTTAGAACACGGGGCAACCTTCCTTGGTGTCGATAGCCTATTTGAAGTCAGAACCTACTTGCGAACATTCCCACCTCACCGAAGCTTGTACCCTTTTTCAGGGGGGCTTCGAGAGGTGAGAAATCCGGGTTCGGTTCTAAACGTAGGTACCTTGTACAAAAGAGTATAGTCATAACCAGACGCAGTAAAACTGGGTCTTGGTCTCTGACTACTCTTAGTAGAGGACCTAAACAAATAGGTAAACGATCCAAGGTAGTTAAGCGCACTCCTTCAACGCGTTGTGAACTACCTGATAAGTAGTTCATAACGTTTCCCCGGACTGCCTTTGAGAAAGCAATCCCGGTAACCTTACCACGAGTTTCAAAAACTCGTGTTAGGGTTTGAAGGTAGGGCGTGAAATCCTCGAGAGCTAAAGCTTTAGGTTTTACAACCTTAAGCAATCAGCTCATTAGCTTGGTAATATACACATGATTAAATTGTGTTTTAACACGTTTATTCATTGTTGTATATTATTTCGTTGACACATCTGGACCTGTACCTATGTGGTAAGGTTTACACCGTAAGACTCTCCGTCTTACGGGTATTAACCTTATTTAACCCATAGGCCTCGGGCAACCCAGTGTGCACTTGGTATCTCAACCAAGATTTCGAAAATCCAAGAAACGAGGTGGAGCAAGCCCTTCACAGGAACTTGCGAGAGAGTTTAAGAAACTCCCCCAGAGCAAAACTTGCTCTAAGTCCTCTCCGAAAGGAGACCGGTGCAAATCCGGCACAGTGACCTGTTATTAGCA